AAGATTGCAGCATAGTTTGTGGACAGTTGATATGGTGCTTCAAAGTTCAAGTTGAAGTAAATCTGACCCGTTGGTGAACCGCCGCCTGTGTTAGCAAGAGCGCCAATAGACTTGATCTTGAGGTATTGCTTACCGATTGTGCTGTTTCCAACTTCAACGTAATCACCGATAGTGAAACTGTCTTTAATAGCGCCAGCAGCGACATACGTGGTAGCAAAGTTAAGAGTTGCCGAGTTAGCAATATATACGTTTGCTGATGATTCGTTAACGTTTAATGTGATACCAGCAGACCCAGGAATAACCGAGGTATTGGTATAAGTGCTGAATGCATATGGATCGATCACTGACTTGTATTGTGTGGCGTTGTCGCAAACCGAAATCTTAAGAGAATTACCTAAATCGCCTGGATAACGAGCAACAAACTCAATACCAGTTGGGACTGATACAGTCTCAAAGTGATCAGCATTCTTGATGATATAAGAAGAACGAGTTACAGCAGTCGTGCTATTAGCAACAGCGTTATAAGAATTTGTCAAGTCATAGAAGTTAAGTGATGCCGTGCCAGTTGCGGTTGCATTGGCAGAGATAACAGCGATCTGATGAGTCGCGTTTGCCGACAGAGACGATACGGTCGTACCTTCTGTGATGCCAGCACCGTAGATAGCTTGCCCAGCAGTAATGCCAGCAGCGGTAAACGTAGTTGCGCCAGCAACAAAGATTGTCGTGTTGCTTGATGTTGAGATTGAACCTACTGTGTTTGAGAAACCATTGGTCTTAGCGGCACGACTTACATACAGGCGATTGCCATATGCAAGGAAGTTAGCGGCAGTGAAGAATGTTTCTGCATTGTTGTTTGTTGGCTTGCCGTAACGAGCCGCTAGAGTATTTTCAGAATCTACTAGAACAAACTTTCCGATAGGTCCCCAACCAAACGATCCGCCAATTGCACCTTCTGTGGTGGAAACTGATGGAATAACGCTAGTTAGATCGATTTCAGAAATATTTACTCCAGGGCTGACTTGAAACGCCATTGTAATCTCCCGTTCAAAAGGTGTTAGTTGCGATATTTGCTTTTATTTATAAATTGTTAGAGTTGACCTACAGATGATGCTTGGAAAGATCGAACGCCTTACTAGCATCCATTCCCAACCATCGGTCTCCTCTTGATAAGTTTGTTTTCAAATCAATGGGTTGATTGATTTCCAGATCAGCCTCAGCATCTCCACTAGAATAGATTCCAAAAGGAAGCATTTCTTCTTCGAACATTTGTGCATTCTGGTCAAAAATCTTTTGACGAATGTCAACGTCTGTCAACTCTTTAAGATATGGCTGTGAAGTTAGCCATCCAAAGAGAACACAACACATTGCTAGATCGTCATGACCATCTTCTGCCTCATACGATTGCCCCTTTTGAGAGAAGCGCATGAGTTCGCTGATGATGTCATAATCTTCAATGATAAGTTTATCGGATTCAACGAGTGTCTTAAGCGCCGAACATCCGATACGTTTGACTTGCTTTGTGGTTCTTACTCCATAATGTGTAGTCGTCGCAAACCCACCAGAAAGTGTCTGCCCCGTTCTTCCACTGTTCGCCGTAACGAACACGCCTTCATATTCCATATCATAGTGAAGAATATCAGCGACCTGTTGACCGATATCATTCGTCTCTACAAGGACCAGTGCTTGATTGAAATGCGTGGCTGTCTCATAGATGATGTTTGGAAAGATCAAAGGCGATATCATATTGTTTCTAAATGTCGCAACAACTTTATAAGGCACCGTTGTAACCTGCACCACAATGAATGCAGAGTAGTCACCGCCAAGTCCTCTTGACGTGTCAACCACGATTGCATAGATGGCATCTTTTTCTGGAGTGTCGTAGTATTTCAGACCCAGATCATTTTTGGTAAGTGGCGCCTTGTATGCCAACGCTCTTAGTTTTGCTGGATGGATTAGCGTGTTAGAAGAACCAAGAAACTCGCAATCATATTCTTGTCTGAATTGATCTTCAGAGGTGTTTGCAATCGTTTCCGCTTTCCACTTCTCATCACGTCCAGGGATCTGTGACCAGTGAACGTCAACTCTGCCGTATGTGTTTCTTCCCTCTTCTGAATCGACCCAAATCTTATAGAACATGTTCATGCCGTTAGGCGTCGATGTGATAAGAATCTTGGAACTTTTACCAGATGAAATCGTAGGATAAACCGAAGCGAAGAATTCATCTTGAATGTTTGTGGGGACGAACGCAAACTCATCTAGATAAACGAGGTTGAACGAACCACCACGAATGGCTGATGATGATGTAGCAGACGCTAGAATCTTAGAGCCGTTCTCAAGTTCAATGTTACCCTTGTTCCATTCGACAACTCCCATCTGAAGCCACTTCGGAAGGTGTTCAAACATCAACTGGACTCGGCTCAAGATTTCTCTTGACTGTCTGTCCTTGTTTGCTAGGATAGCAATGTTATAGTTTTCTGTGAAAAGAATCTTCCACATCAAATACGCAGCCACCGTTGTCGTCTTACCGACCTGTCGAGGCATCTTACAGATAACGAATCTGTCTGTCTCAAACTTGAGGATCATCTCCTCTTGGAAACCCCAGAGACTGAAGTTCATTAAGCCGTGGTCAACGTTAACAATTTTGCAGTATTTTTTAATGAAATAGATTGGGTCTTCAGAACATTTGATATACTCTTCAAGTTGTTCTGCGGTATACTCTACTTTAACATTAGATCGTTTTAGTCGTGGGTTATTTAGATAAAATTCACTCATCCGTCTTTTTTCTATCTGCTATAAACTTTTGGAGTTCAGCCGTACTACCCACGAAAAGATTATTGGTTATGTTTTGTGCTGCCTCAGGTGCAGCGGATATGATCAACTCTTTCTTTTTCTTTTGCATTTCAAGGAGACTTTTATTGGCTGTCACCAGTGTGTTGATCATTGTGCCAAGGACTTCATAGTCTCTGGGCGATTGTGATTGTGATGCAATATTGACAAGTTCTTCTAAGGCTTCTGTGCCTTTGCCAATAATGTCGTATAGGTTATCTCTTGCAAACTCAAAGTCGTCTGCAATCTGATTCTCTATCATTGCTGTTTGCTGTGGTTGCTGAGAAACAGTGGCAGGAAGATTTACTTCCACCACATCTTCTGGAGCAATATTCAAAAACTTGTCTAAATCTTTCATTATAAGTTCTCAGTAAAATCCGTTATGAAGCCATAGTTGTCTGTTGCGATAATATTTGGAACACCGATAGACAAAGCAGCATTTGAGGTTGGTAAACCATTTGCAGTTAATCCTGGAGTTACTTCTATCGTTACAGTATTAGCAAGAGTTGTGTCGATGATAGGACCATCACTCTTGGGAATTCTAAAGTTGATTTCAGAATATTTGATGATCTTCGAAGTCTTTGTTGGACCAAATATATATGCTTTCATAGTGAAAGTTAATGTCCAGATGATAGCACGGCGTTGTTCAAACGCTCCTGCATATGAATCTTCTTGACTGATCGAATCAATGACAAGAGGAATATCATACACGGCATTCAACTCAGGAATAAGTTCAACACTTGCTGTCCAATGTGGAGTGAAGTATGGCAAAATCTGTTCAATGATTCTCGTGCCGTCTTCTGCATTCTTGACCATGATCGACATGGTAAACTGGATGTTGTATGGGACAGGAGAATACTGATAACTTGCCACAGACTTGTCAGCGGTTGGCTGTGAGTAAATCTTATTCAGTGTGTTTGTCTTGCGCGAAGGATCATAGGTAAACCCTGTCATCTCAAATGACATTCTTGGCAACACGATTGCGGCTTGATTGTCCAAATCTGGATTACCTTCAAGACGTGCTAAGAACTTTTCTTTTGGTCCATATGACAACGGCACCTTCATCGTCTGTTGAACAACACCAGCCGCATTATCTCTTTCGATAATAACATTGTTGAAGATCGTTCCAAACAGAACAACGTATTTTCTTAGAGTGCCGTGATAGAAAGTTTGTCCGAACATTATACGCTACCCTCACTGAAAGGATCGACATCAGTCCAATCAAGGATAGTCGCACCTTCTGTTTCAAACTCTAGGTTATCTGAGAACACATCATGCGTTTGTTCATCAAGATCATATGCACCCTGAAGAATAGCAGAGCCTTCTTCTGTAGAAATCTCATATCCATCGCCAGTTAGAATAGCGAATTGGTTCATATCTAATGTGTTATTCATTTCATAAGCATCAATAAGATCAATCCCAGTATTGAGTTTCTCGCTACTATATTCCCATACTTCGCAAACAAGATCGACCATTTGAATAGCACCCATTTGATAGAACACTGGAGTCTTGTTTACATACTTGATCACGAGAATACGATTAGCCATTGGAAGATAAACCAAATCACCTTCGCTCGGCCGAGCCAGATTAGTGTACTGACCAATCTCATTAGCAAAGACTCTAAGAGCAACAGTTAATGTTACTTGGTCTCTGATTTCTAGATTGAACTTAGACAGAAACTGCCCATCGCCTTCATAACTGTCATAACTGCGAATATACATTTCTATTTCGTAGTTACCATTATATTCTGAAATCGTGTCTTCGCCGTAGATGTCATCTTTGGCAATCAAAGTTCTTGGGCAATAGAACACATCATGACCATATTGGCGAATAGATTCAATGACCAAATCTTCAATGAGATTTTGTTCAGGCGCATTCGTGAAGTTATTAAAGAAAACGTTGGTTGCCATGTTAGCCGATCATATCCATAATCGGTAACTGAATCGAAGCCATATCTGCTTCTAAGCGACGAATGTCGGCTTCAGCATCGTTCTGGATTTTATCGCCGTTAAACTGCACACCGCCTGGAAGAGACATACCAGAGAACTTGTTGATGTTGTCGCCCCATTGCTTCTTGATCAAAGCGGTCGCATAGTTCTGCAACCAACGATCATTCCAAGCGTCTGTGTAAACATCTGGGTCAATGACTTCGTAGGCTTGAAGGATCAGAAATTTGCCGACGCCTAATGATCCCCAATCAGTATCGATATAAACTCTGTCTTTGTGTCGGCTGTAACGAATTGGTTGCTTGCCGATTAGCATCTCTGACATAAGAGACAGATGCTCCATAGCCATGTAATAAGGCACGAGCGAAATAT